GGTCATCCATCTGGACCGCTTTGTGCTTTGTCGTGATCCTATGGGTCACGTCACAGAGATTGTTGTCGAAGAAGAGGTTTACCCGCAAGCATTACCCGAAGGATTTTTAAACGACGAAGAGGAGGAAGGAGAGTACAGCGACGCAAGCAGCAAGAAGACAGTCAAGGTCTACACCTGCGTCAAGTTCTACGAAGGTGAGTGCCACTGGTATCAAGAGGTCAAAGGCAAAGAGGTGCCAGGCACACACGGCATGTGCAAGGAAGAAGCCACCCCTTGGATCAGCCTGCGATTTGACCGCGTAGAAAGCGAGGAGTACGGACGCAGTTACGTCGAGCAGTATTACGGCGACTTGCTTGCGCTTGAGAATTTGAGCCAAGCAATCTTGGAGTCGTCAGCTGCAGCAGCCAAGGCAATCTTCTTGGTCAACCCCAACGGCATGACCAGGCCACGCACCCTGGCTAACGCAGCCAATGGTGCAATCGTTCAGGGGTCAGCGTCAGACGTGACTGTCGTGCAAACCCAGAAGGGGGCCGACATGCAGATTGCTAACGCCACTATCGAGCGCATTGAGCAGCGACTGCAGTATGCCTTCATGCTGCACACCGCTATTCAGCGACCGGGTGAGCGTGTGACTGCGGAAGAAATCCGCTTTATGAGTCAGGAGCTGAACGCCGGCACTGCAGGACTCTATTCAATTCTGACCCAGGAATTGCAGCTGCCCCTGGTGCGGCGGCTGATGCACATCTTGCAGCGTCAACGCAAGCTGCCCCCGTTCCCGAAAGGGCAGGGCGGCAAGGCTTTAGTTAGCCCTAAGCCTGTTACTGGGCTTGAGGCAATTGGCCGCGGCGATGACAAGAACAAGTTGATTGAGTTCATCACAACTGCACAGCAAGTTCTTGGCCCAGAGATCATGGCTGAGTACATCAATGTCGACGAAGCGTTACGTCGGTTGGCTGCAAGCGGCAGCATTGATACAACAAACCTTGTTAAAACGCCCGAGCAGTTAGAGAATGAGCGCGCAGCTGCAGCGCAAGCACAACAAGAAGCTCAACAACAACAGATGTTGATGGAGGGCCTCAAGTCTGGCGCCGCTACGCAAGCAGCTAAAAACTACACACAACCAGGAGCACCCTATGGCCCGCAGTTCGAAGACGGCAACCCCGACGCCGGAACCCCAAACCAACTCCCCGACGGAGACGCCGTCGCCGAAGGAGGACAAGCAAGTTGAAGTCATCGACATAGCAGTTGATGAATCACAGGGACAGTCAGCGTCAATGCCTGAAGTGACTGTCGACGACAAAGGCGTCATCCAAATTTCCTGAGACTTATGCCTGAACCTGTAGTTATCGCTAACGAACCGGCGCCAGCGATGGCGCCTAAAGATCAAGCAGCCCTTACTGATAACGACAACGTCGAGATCCAGGGCGAAGAGCAACTGTTTGCCGGCAAATACAAAACTGTCGACGAGCTAGTTAAGGGCTACAAAGAACTTGAAAGCCAGCAAGGCAAAGCTGACAACGAGCCGGAGCAGGAGTTAGCTGAGGGCGAAGAGCAATCAGCTAAGGAGATCTACGGCGAAGTTATTGGCGGCCGCCTCGAAGAAGCTGGCATTGACTTTGGCGACATGTCTTCTCGGTACGCCGAGAGCGGCATGCTGCAGGACGATGACTATGGCGAGCTTGAGAAAGCTGGCTTTAGTCGCAGCATGGTCGACAATTACTTGGCCGGTCTGCAGTACAACGCTGCTCAAGACAGCGCACTCAACGCACAGCAGGTATCTCAAATCAAGACTGAGTTCGGTGGCACCGATCAGTACGACGAGATGACTACGTGGGCTGCAGAGAACATGGAGGCTGACGAGATCGCTGCGTTTAATCGCATTGTTCAAGGCAGTAACGACGGCGCACAAATTCGCCTTGCCATTGCTGGGCTTTACGCTCAGTACACAGCAAGCGAAGGTCGTGAACCACAGCTGTTAGGCGGCAAGTCAAGCAGCAGCAGCGGCAGCAAGTTTGAGTCAACAGCTCAAGTGATTGAGGCAATGAATGACCCTCGCTATGCAAGCGACCCTGCCTATAGAAAAGCAGTAGAAAAGCAGCTAAGCCGCTCTGCTGTCTTTTAATTAGGTGGGCCGAGAGAGCCTGCCTCACACACATTGACCCTTGGCTTAAGTACCCAAGGGTTTTTTATTGGGCTGTTTACTGCTTACAATCTGTCTACCTAGACATTCATCTGGCGCACTGGCCCTCTGCGGAGGACACCCTGTGAGCTAAGAAGACTGGTCGGGTGCAACCCAATCTTTCTTTTAAGCCTCATGGCTAACTTCACAGCCTCACGGCTGGGTCTCGTCAACGCAACAGGCACCAGCTTCGACGCACTTTTTTTAAAAGTATTTTCAGGAGAAGTGCTTTCATCGTTCCGTAAGTCAACGGTGTTTGAAACTTTGCACACAGTTCGGACTATTAGTTCGGGCAAAAGTGCACAGTTCCCAATCATTGGTACTAGCTCAACTGCATATCACACACCGGGCACGCAGCTGACAGGCAATGCCATCAAGCATGCAGAAGCAACTGTGCTTATCGACGACAAGTTGGTGAGCAATGTTTTTGTTGCTGACATTGATGAGGCCAAGAACCATTACGACGTTCGCAGCCAATACTCAACTCAGATGGGCAACGCCCTGGCCTATACGTTCGACAAGAACGTGGCAGCCATGGTGGCCAAGGCTGCTCGCACCGGCACCAACTTCAACACTGACCTGCCAGGCGGTACTCAGATCAACATTGCTGCTGCTTCAAACGCAAAGGCAAACATCACTGGTGCTCAGCTAGCAACTGCTCTGTTCTCTGCAGCTCAGAAGCTAGACGAGAATGACGTACCCCCTGATTCGAGAGTCGCCGTATTAGCGCCTCGCGAATACTACAAATTGGTACAAGAGACCAACGTAATCAACCGCGATTGGGGCGGCCAAGGTGCATACGGAGACGGCAAAGTCTTCCGTGTTGCTGGCATTGACATTGTCATGTCCAACCACCTGCCTACCAGCAACCGCTCTGCTGCTACTGGGGAGAACAACTCCTACGCAGCAAACTTCACCAACAATGTTGGCCTTGTCTTTAACAAGCAAGCCGTCGGCACTGTGAAGTTGATGGACCTGAAGATGGAGCAGACAGGACAAGACGTCCATGCTCTTTATCAAGGTACATTCATGGTTGGATCCATGGCGCTAGGCACCGGAATCCTCCGTCCTGATTGCGCAATTGAGATCACATTCACTTGATTCAGTGGGGGCTTCGGCCCCCTCTTTTCTTTGCTAATTAACAATGGCACTAGCCCGCACCACATTCCTGGAAGCAGTGAACCGCGTCCTGCAAATGATGGGCGAGGCGCCGGTCAACAGTCTTACGGGTCAGTTCCCTACTGCCAAGCAAGCGCAAGACACAATCAACGACGTGAGCCGCAAGCTGCAGTCAGAGGGCTGGTCGTTTAACACCACACTGCAGCAAGCATTGCCACGCAACACAGGCAACGAGATTGATATGGGTCCAAGTGTTAGCCGTGTCGTGGTTGACCCATTGATCTACCCCGACGTGGATGTCACCATGCGCGGCGGCAGGTTGTATGACAGGAAGGCTGGCAAGTTCACGTTTACCGAGGATCTCAAAGGTGACGTGACTGCGTTGCTGGATTGGGACGATCTACCTGAGCACGCCCACCACTACATCACAATCAAAGCTGGGCGCCAGCTGCAAGAAGCCTTGCTGGGCAGCGCCGACTTGACCAAGATCAACCTAACGATGGAGGCAGAGGCGAAGAGCATTTTCCTGGAGGAAGAGACGACACGCAGCGAACACAACTTCTTGCGTGGCAACCCCAACCGCACCAGCGTGCTCAACACCTACATGCCTAGTCGTGCCCTGCAGCGCTTCTAGTTATGCCACTTGTCAGCAGCTCAATCCCCAACCTCATTAATGGGGTCAGCCAACAGCCGGCTGCGCTGCGATTGGCATCGCAAGCAGAGCAAGTTATTAACTGCATGCCAAGCCCAGTCGAAGGGCTGAAGAAGCGACCAGCGTCAGACCATGTCGCCAAGTTGTTTGCTGGCTCAGTTGCAAACAGCCCGCCGTACTGCCACATCGTTGACCGTGACGGCAGCATCCAGCACCTGCTGGTAATCCGTGACGGATCTATTAAGGTCTTTGCTTTGGACGGCACTGAGCGCACAGTCGCTACGCCTAACGGCACTGCCTACCTAGACGTCACAGGCAATCCGTCAGAGCAGTTCCGGCTGGCGTCCATTGCTGACACCACGTTCATCGTTAACCGCGAGAAGACGGTTGCCATGGACACGTCGAACTTGTCGACGAACTGGGGCACGAAGGGAATGATCTTTGTCAAAGCTGCCAACTACTCAACGACCTACAGCGTCACAGTTGCTGGCGTCACAAAGACGCATGCAACTAGCGCAACGGGAGCGCTGAGCACAATTGCAATTGCAACAGCTCTGCGAAATTCTTTAGCAGGCGATAGCAATCTCAACGCTTTTACTTTTACTCAAAACGATTTTGTTATTCGCGTAACTAAGAACGACGGGTCTGACTACACCATGTCTGCAAGCGATACGCGCAGCAGCACAGACATCAGCTCGATTAAGGGCACCGTGTCTGCCATTAACGACTTGCCTGCATCAGCAGAGCACGGGTTCAAAGTCAGGGTGCAGGGCTCAGCTGCCACCAGCTTTGACGATTACTACGTTGAGTTCGAAGCCAACGCTGGCAGTGGGTTTGGCCCTGGGGTGTGGCGGGAAACTGTTGCATCAAACATCCAATATCAATTTGACCGGGCCACCATGCCGCATGTGCTGGTGCGGGCTGCTAATAACACATTTACTTTCCAGCAATTTGCGTGGTCAGGACGCATTGCAGGCGACCTAGCTTCAGCGCCTAACCCAACGTTTGTCGGCAGTCAGGTAAAAAACGTCAACGTGTTTCGCAACCGTCTTGTCTTTCTGGCGGACGAAAACGTCATCATGTCGGCCGCTGATAACTACGACAGGTTCTTTCCAGAGACTGTGCAAACTGTTGTCGACAGCGACCCGATTGACCTGACGTCTGGCGGCACGTCAATCAACTTCCTAACCAGCAGCCTGGCGTTTGCCAACACGCTGCTGTTGTTTAGTGCTCACGGCCAGTTCAGGCTTGACACTGGCGCAACCACAGTGGGCACAGCACTCACGCCAAGGACTGCAACTGTCACAGCGATCACGACCTTTGACCAACTACAGACGGTTGATCCAGTTGGTGTTGGACGAACTGTTTACTTAGCTATTCCAAAAGGCACATCAAACACTGGGCTGCGCGAGTTCTTCCTGCCTGACGCATCTGGTCCTGTGCCGCTATCAGAGGAGGTATCGACGCCAGTGCCTAGGTTTGTGCCAGGCAATTTGATTTCGATCTCCGCGTCAGTCTCTGAAGAAGCGTTGGCAATGGTCAGCTCTGATCAATACCAACGGCTGTACCTATACAAGTTTTTCTTTCAGGATGACAACAAGCTGCAGTCAGCCTGGGGTTACTGGGAGATCAATGCCGGCGGCAAGATTGTTGGCACTGCTGTACTTGACAGCGATCTGTACCAAGTAATCGAGTACAGCGACGGCGTCTATTTACAGAAGACATCGCTGCGTCCAGAGAACGTAGACAACACAGCAGAGTTTGAGGTGCTGCTCGATCGCAAAACAACAGAGGCAAGCTGCAGTATTGCCGTCAACAATGCTGGCGGTCTTGGCGTGACGTCGACAATCACATTGCCGTACCCAATTGCAACTGCCAGCAAGACAGTGCTGGTTGGCCGCAAGGCGACAAGCAACACGATCGCCCATGGCCTGGTGCTTGAGCCAACAGCAGAAAGCCTGGCTGGTGGGGCTGGCGGCAACGGCACAATCACTGTGCGCGGCGACCTATCTAACGCCAAGTTTTTTGTAGGCGAAACCTACGAAATGCTGTACGAGTTCTCGACGCCATACGTCAAAGAAGAGCCACCGGGTGGTGGTGTGTCTGTGGCTGCAGGCCCGCGGCTACAACTCCGCACATGGACTGTGGTTTTTGATGACACGTCTACTTTTGAACTTCGTATTACGCCGCAGGGCCGTTCGGTAAACAAGTTTCCATTCAACGGAATAACAACAGGTAGTGGCAACCCAGTGCTGGGCAGCGCTTCACTGTCAACCAGCAGCTTCCGTGCGCCAGTGATGGCAAGAAACATAGACACTAAGATTGAGATATTCAGCGACAGTCCGATGCCATGCCGCGTGCAATCAGCAGAGTGGGAGGGCTGGTTGCAGAACAGGGCGCCGAGGATCTAGGCGAGGCGCATCAGCGAGCTACTCGCCCATCTGACTTGCGGCACCTGGCAGACAACATGCGCGCCAATGACGTGGCAGAAGTCATGGCGTGTTCTGGTTGCACGCCTGACCAGATGCTGCTTCATTGCTTTCTACACAGCGTGCCGTGCCGGACGATGGTCAGCAGGCATGGCCACGTCATGGGTATGTGGGGCGTCGTACCTGAAGCAAGTGGTGGCAGGGTGTGGATGCTGGGCACAGAAGGCATGGTTGACGACAAGCGTGACCGGCGGACCTTTCTGCGAAAATCAAAAGAGCAATTGCAGGAATTGTTTAGTGACTACAGCGTGCTGTTCAATGTGGTCGATGCCCGCAATACTGTTCACATCCGCTGGATAAAGCACATGGGTTTTACCTTTGTCGCTGAACACGCAGAATGGGGACCAGAAAAGCGGTTGTTCTACGAGTTTGTGAGGATCTGACTTATGTGTTCAGTTGTAGTTCCAATCGTTCTTGCCGTTGCACAAGCAGGCCTGGGCATCATGCAAGCCAGCGCCCAGGAGCAGGCGGCACGCGAGCAGGTTCGGTTTGCAAACCAGCAGGCAGAGCAGCAATTTCAGTTTGACCAACTGCAAACAGATGCAGCGCGCACTGCTGAACTGCAACGCGAATCACAGCGCGAAGAAGAGATTCGCCGCAACACGGAGTTGGCTCAAATCACACGAGCTAACGAGATTGCTGCAATTAACACTCGGTTCAGGCAGGAGCAGGAAGCTTCATCGCAAAAACAACAAGAGCAAGGCAGGCGATCATTAGAAGCAGCTGGCAAAATCAGGGCTCAGGGTCGCATTGGCAACAACGTTGACTTGTTGCTCGCTGACGTCAAGCGGCAGCAAGCGACGTTTGATTACTGGGACGGCAGAAACTTGGCATTTATTGGCAACGAGCTGCAAGCACGCAAGGATGTGGCACAAGGCAACTTTGCCAACCGCGTAGCTAATCAAAGCCCGTATCAGAAGAAAATGATCCTTGATCCGCTTGAGCCAATGAAGAGATCAATGCCTAGTTCGGCGCCATACCGACTAGCTGCGTTTGGCTCAGTGCTTTCTGCTGCGTCTAGTGGCGTCAATATGTATGCGGGTGGTGCAAATGCTGACGGAACTAACTTCTTCAAATGACTTCCTCAGTTCGCGGCCTTTTTGTAGGCGGCAAATCCAACAGCGGCAACACTCGTCGCACCAGTCAACGCACAGCACCTGTTGCCGAAAACCAGGGCGGCACTGCACCACTGCCGGATATTGATTTACCTGCCGAGCAGTTGTCGCCGCGAGCCTCTATGCAAGTGGCACAGCTGCAAGCGGAGAAGCAGGAGTACGTCAAAAATATTGAGTTTCCGCGTTACCAGCAAGATCCAAAACCTACAGGTATTGACGACCTGCAACGCTTAGCTCAATCGCTAGGAAATTTCAGCAACGATTTAGGCAACGTTGTTAAGGCTGGCGTTGGCTTAGAGCAATCCAACATTGCAGCGGCTAAGGCGCACGCAGAACAACTAGCCGCACAAGGCCAAGCTTTCGGCCCATTTGCTGACTATGCAGCGCTGGTGCGCCAACTTGAAAAAGCGTCGACGGACACGTCGCTAGCAGAACCAAGACGGCAGCAAGCAGAAACTTTGCTTGACGAAGTGCGAGCACGGGGCAACAGGATTAAGCCGTACATCACAAGCGAAGCCAGGATTCTTGGCGTACAACGCAACACCACGACTCTGGCTGCTGCGCAAAACAAAAATCCAATTGTCGGGCAAGACGAACTAGGCAATGATCTGTACCTCACAGATGTTTCGGCTGACGATTCGCGCTATTTGCAATGGGCAGATAACCATATTTTTGGGAACACCATCCTTACGCCAGCAGAACATGAGCGCGTTAAAGGAAATATTTCAGCAGCCAGGGTTAACGCTGCTAACTCTCACAACTCTCAAGTCGCAAAGCGCCAGCAAGAGCAATACGCCGCGTCGTTTCGTTCGCGTCTGTCACAGATCGGAGAAGAAGATGCAAAGTCAGCATTGTCGAGCGGCGTAATTGCTGCGCCAGAATCCAAGATTGATCGAATACAAACGATCATGGATGAACGGGCGTTTCTTGGCCTGCCAAGCGACATGCAGCAAGATTTATATAACGAGGCTTGGGATTTTTATTCGCAAGGATGGGCGACGGTTTACGAAGACGAAGGCCAGCAGCTGTCGGCAACTGCAGCTGTTGAGTTATTTGGAGAACTATATGTAGGTCCGTTGTCGGATCGCCGCAAAGCTGACGGCACGCCTAATGAAGCTTTGCGTTGGGTTAATACGCAAGATGCAGATTGGGCAGCAACGGCTGAGTTTGATCTATTAAATGATCAAGCGGAAAAACGCAGAGACAGGCGCGGTATCCAAGCGCAACAGATTTTGTTTGACACACGAGAAGACGTTGCTGAAATTCAGTCTTTACTGTCTAGCAAAAATCCAGAAACTGGAGAGTACGACCTTGCCTCGCGCAGGCTTGGCGTTGAAAAATACGAGCAGCTCAAAAAAAGCCTTGCAAGCAATACTGATTTAGATCAAAAAGTTGTGCGCACTGCAATTAGCGATCTCGATAAATTATTTGACAGTGTCTATGAAGTTGTTTACGGCGAGCAGTTAGACGAAAATTATTTACAAGCAGTTATGTTAACTGCTTTTGTTAAAGCAGGCAGCATGACTACGCCTGACTTTATACAAAGAATCTCAGACATGAAAGACAAGCGCGAGATACGCGAAGAAGATTACGAAAAGCTCATGGGCAAGTTGCCGTCAATTGTAAACAGTGACGCAAAATTGTCTAGCGCTTTTAAGACTGTTGAAACTGAACGCAAAAGGATTGAGGACAACATTAAAGCACTTGAAAAATCTGGCCTGTCTCCAACAGATTTACAGGTAGAAGCTCTCTATGAAGCGCGAGATGATTTGCTGCAACAGCAGGGGCAGCTTGTTGTTGATTACGTTGAAGGTAAAATTAAAACTGATGAAGAATTGCAAGAGCGCATATTGTCTATAGTGCCAACAGATCGTCAACAAGATCAAATAGTTGCGCTTGAAACATTTGAAGATTACAACAATTCCATACCAAGAATTAAGCCGTTAGAAAGCACGTCAGGCGTTGTGGACATGCAGCGCTATGACTCTGCGTTTCGCGGCAATACGGCAGAACGACAGCAGCAAATGCTTAAGCAGCACGAAGACGAGCAGCCAATCTTTCACGCAACGATGGCTGTCCGCCTAGGCATGTCATTAAAAGAAGGTGCACCAGTTGATGGGTACGACTTCAAAACAATCCAAGACAATTTGCCGCCTGGCATTTCACCTGGTGCCTTTATGGAGCGCGAGCTTTTGAAGGTGGCCGCACTTGCAGAGCGAGCTGGCGACCCACGCGCAGCTCAGTACAAACGACTTGCTAAAGAAATTGCTGATTACAAAGCGCCGCAAAAAGTTAGCTACGTTGCACCTGAGGCCATTAAAACTTTTGGCGCAAAAGCAAACCAAACCCTTAGTGCAATGCTTGATGTACTTCTTGGAGTTAGTCCTGCCGCTGCGCAGATGGTTCCATCACAAGCTGAGTACAGATTTGCTCCTCCACCAGGCCAGCAAAGTATTCCTAATTTGGTAAAAATTGCGCTGAGTGCAGGCTTTACCCCAGAAGAAGCTGCTATTGCCGCGGCCGTCAGCATGGCGGAAAGCAGTGGCAAGCCCGGCGCATTTAACCCAGACGCATCTACTGGCGACAAGTCCTATGGGTTATGGCAAATCAACATGCTTGGCGGCATGGGGCCAGAACGCCGCAAAGAATTTGGCCTTGGCAGAGACGAAGATCTGTGGAACCCCACAACCAATGCAATGGCGGCCCGCAAAATTTATTTGTCACAAGGTTGGGGAGCGTGGAGCGTTACTCGCTCATACAAAGGAGCGCCGCCTGCATACCTCCAATATCTACCCGAAGCGCGCAAGGCATTGCAGACTGTGCTCAAGACCAAGTAACGACACATGCCACTTAGCCTGGAAGAACTGCAGGGCCTGAGCTTCAGCAGTGAGCAGTCGCAGGAACCAGCACCGGTGGCGCCGGTTCAACAACTTGACGTTGTGCCATTCGGCGCAGAAGAGCCGGAAGAAGCAGCGTTAGCAGAGCCTGTTGCGGAAGAGCAGCAAGAAAGGCAGGAAGAGCAGCAGCCAAATTTGCTGCAGCGTGCAGCTGATTTGATTACAGGTGCCAACGACTCATTACTTGCAGACATCAATACAGCCGCGGCCGTTACAGCGGAAAGCGGGTTTGTTAGGCCTTTGTATAACCAGCTGTATGACCGCGTTGCAGAGAACCTTGGCCAAGGAGTTGGCGAAGAGCGCCGTGCAATTACAGGCTTTAACGAGGACGGCACATTTAAACAAGAAACGTATGTAGTTCCCGAACTGCAAGAGTTTGAGCCTGTGCCACCCATGTTTAAAGACGGCAACGTCAACATGGATTACATCGAGCACATAACTGCGCCTAACGAGCGCGGCTTGCGGCTTGGTTTGCTGCCAATGTTTACCGGCACAAAGCGCAAAGTCTTAGCCAAAGACGGCACGCTTAAAACTGTTCGGACTGACGCGCCGTTCCCTGTTGTTGGAGACGTTGAGCGTCTGTCAACTGGCAACGCGCTTGCTGACGCTGGGCTGGGAATGATTGGCCAGCTTGCGCAATTGCTGACGATCAACAGCTTTATGCGCTCTGCAGGCATGCCGCGCACTCCTGGCGCGCAAGCTCTTAACAAGATTGCAGCCAACCCACAGTCCAGTCGCTTGCAGCGTCTCGGTGCTACTGCGGCGCGGGAATCCATGGACCTGCTGCCAGCATCGCTGCTGCAACGTGAAATTAATAACCCATACCTAGAAGGCACAGGCGTCAGCGCGCTTGGCGACCTTGGCGTTTACTCAGCAAAAAATCTTTTTCCAGACAACCCAGACATTCAAAGCTTTGCCGAAAAGATTCAAGGCTATACAGATGCCCTGCGCATTAACCCAGACGACCCGTTAGATGTTGCCCGCGGCAAAGCGCTAGCTGATGAACTGGTGTTTATGGCGCCGCTTGGCGGCCTGCTTGGCACCACGTTTTCTGCGTTATCAAAGAATGGGATGCAGGGCTCTGCGTTCCGAGAGCTAAACCAAGAATTGCAAGAGGCATACGCCGACGCCGCCGGCAAACTCATCCTGGCCAACAAGGCGGAAGGTGTTGCTCGTGCAGCGCGGGAGGTGCCAGAAACGCCACCAGCAGAAACGCTTGCAGAGGAAGTGCGCGTTTATTCCGCAGCTGAGCGCAAGCTGGATCAAGTTCGACGTGCTGATGAGCTGCGCAAAAAACAAGGCTTGCAGCGAGGAGAGGCGACAGAGCAATTAACGACTGACCCTGATCGGCCACGGGTGCTGGGACCAGAAGAAGCGGATGCACTTGTAGAGCAGAAGACGCAAGAAGCTGTTGCCAGCGTGCAAAAGCTGCAAACCGTTGTTGCAAAAGCTGGGCAAATTGCAGAGCCGCAAGCGCGGCCTCAAGGCGTTGACCCGCAAGTTGCGACCTATCCAAAAGAAGAGATTTTTACAGCACCTAAACAGCTGCAATACAAGCTGAGCGGCATCGGCAAAGGCGGCTCAACTGGCAGCCTGGGCGACGTCAAAAGCTATGACCCTGATCTAGCTGGCGTCATGCTGGTGTGGCGAGACGTCGAAGGAGAACTTGGCCCGCCTGGCCGTGTTTACGCAGTGGACGGCCACAACCGCTTAGAGCTTGCTGAGCGCAGTGGATGGCAAGGCGGCATGAACGTCATGTTCATCAATGACGCTCCTAACGCTGCAGCTGCACGCATGAAGGGCGCGTTATCCAACATTGCCCATGGCAACGGCACGCCGATTGACGCTGCTAAAGCCATGCGTGACGGCAATCTTGGCGTCGAAGATCTGCGCGCTAAGAACTTGTCGATCAAAGCCAGTGTTGCCAATACTGCAATTGGCTTAAAAGGTTTGCCACAAGATTTGTTTGACCAAGTTATCGACGGCAAGATCTCACAAAGTGCTGGCGCAATTGTTGGTCGCAGCAGCCTGAATGCTCAAGTGCAACGCGAGCTAATTCAAGCCGCAAGAAAGAAAAAGTGGTCCGACGCAAAGCTACGAGAGGCCACGGCCATGAGCTTTGACACTGTTGTCGAGCAAGGAGTTGACGCAGGCATGCTGCCTGGCCTTGGTGATTTCACGTCGACTGATTTCAATAAGCGCATGGACGTGCGCATTGCTATTCGCGGCCATCACATGAACGTTCTGCGTGCAATGGGCGCAGTGACTAACAGCAAGCGCAGCGTCGAGCTGGAAAAAACTGGCAACGTGCTGGATTTTGAAGCCAGCGCAGCAGCAGAAGAGTCTGCCAAACGTGGCATCAGCATTTTTAACAAGGTCGCAGGCATGTCAGGCCCTGTGTCTGACTTGATCAGCGAGCTTGTAAGCCAAATCGGTCCTGGCAAATCTGCACAAAAGTTGGTCGAGCGCAACGCGCAACGCATTAACGAGGTTCTAGACAGCTACATCAAGAAAGACTTGGTGCCTGCGCAAGCAGCAAAAGATGTTGCAGCAAAAGATGCAGCAAAAGCTGACGCCGAAGACGCAATTTTGGAGTCAGAGGCAGAGGTGCCGCGGCCAATCATTGAAAAGAAAAAAGTGCAAGTTGCTGCAGCTGAGCGGTATGCACGCGACTTAATGAAAAAGTCTTTTGCTGCTGTGCCTGCGGACAAAGAGCAAGAGGTGTTTGAGTACCTAATGCGCCAATACATGGAGAAGGGTGCAATCACCAGCAACCCATTTCCTATCAACGCAAAGGCGGATCAGTTTCCTGACGCCAAAGTTGCCGAGCCAGAAGCATTACCCCTGGATGATGTGCCGCCCGAGCGGCCAATGCTGCCGGAAAATTTGCGCGGGCCAGTTGACAGCATGGCCTACAAGCAAGCTCGGATTGCCTACGAATCCGACATGGATGCTGCTGTTTACATCTACATCAACAACGCCCGTAAATCACGTCGCGGCGAAACAACCTCCGCAAGCTGGAAAAAATACGGCGAGTTTTTGAACGAACACGGCATACCAGAAGGCCGTCGATACAAAATTTTTGCGCAAATCAAAGAGCATCTTGATTCTGCGCTGGTTGGCAAAGGCAACTTGCGTGGCGCAGCTAACCGCGCAACAAAAGGCGTAGACGTAACTGTGCCTGACACCGGATTGTGGCGCGAAAGCGGTGCATTGATGATTGACTTGCCGCCTCTCAACAACATCGTTAACTACGGTCGCTTGGGCGAGGACTTTGCTGCGCGGCAGGGCATCACCATCCTCGATAACCCGCAGCTATCTACTGAGCTGATTGACGAGGTCTACAAAATTACCGGCATGACGCGGGTAAAGGTAAAAGATCAAATTGAGTACGTCTTGTCGGAGTCGCAGGCCGCGCAGTACGGCAGACAGCCAGGCGAAACAGGCGTTGCCCGCGGCATGTACCTCGCTGGTCCGCGTGAAGCTGACGACTTAATTGTGCTGTCGATGTTTGACTCATCTGGCAACCCGACTCTGTTTACCAAAGCGTTACAGACAATTCACCACGAGGCGTTTCACCGCCTGATGAAGCGTCACTTCACTAAGGCTGAAATTGCTGTGATGAAAGACGCCCAGGGCGAGATTGCGCAAATTGCCATGAAGGTCATACCTGAGCTTGCAGCTGATATTGAGGCTGGTCGTTTGGACTTTGAAGAGCTTGCCGCTAACGCATTTATGGGCATGGGCTTGCGCCCTGGCTTGTTCAAAGGCGTGACTTGGGCAGAGCCAATGAAGAAAGCTCGCAAGATGCTTGATGCCACTCGCAACTTCTTGCTTGGCCGCGGCTTCCGAACATGGGACGACGTCTTTGAAAGCGCCTATGCAGGTGATTTTGCTGGCAGGGCAAAAGCAGCAGCGGACGGGGAAATGGGCATGCCGACTGTGCGCTACAGCATCGACGACGTCGACCCTGAAGAAATGGCCAAGGGGATTCTGGGCAAATACGGCGATTACGAAGCGCGCATTGCCAGCGGCGACATGACCGTCGAAGACGCTTTAGCCAACGAGATACGCCGTGGCATTAGCCGCAGCGGCAAAACTAAATACGTCTCTAAATCAGGCGAAGAGCACGCTGCGTTTTTTGCTGCTGTGCGCGATTCCGTGACTCAGAACATGGAAAAGCTGACAGGCATCCGCAAATACGACGCTGACAAAAACATGGCTGAGGCGATGAGTTACATCGCTGACGCCGGAGCAGATGCTGGCGAAGCGCTTGAGTTTTACAAGCGTCTGTCAAACAGCAGCCTGCCGGGCAGCAGCGAAGTACAGGCTGGCTTTGCTGCAATTCGGTTTATCGGCGACGTTCACAACAATTCAGCGCGTCAATTTTCAATTGCATACGAACAAGCCGAACTTGCGGAAGGTAAAAACGAACAATTCCAAGGACTTGTTGCTGCTGTCAGTGACATGCTTGCGTACAGAGTTGAGTTGCGCCGCCAGTTGCGCAACTCGTCTCACAAGATGTTGCAAATGCAAGACGAAATTGAAACTGCTGGCCTCTCGGTAACGTCTCTTTCTATGCCGCGAGATACAAAATTGCGCATAAATCTTCCAGAAAAAGAAGTAGAGCAACTCATGAGCGAAGGTTTTGGCTCCATGCCTGCAAAACCTGGTCTGATGGGCGACGGAATTTATATGACGTCTGACTTGTCACAGAATTTGGAGTGGGGCAACAGTCAAATCACAGGTGAGCTGAACTCAGACATAAAGATTTTGGACACAATTGCAATGGATAAAAGCATTGGCGACTTGCTGTATGACCTTGGCCTTGGTCCGATGAAGAAAAAAGGCAAGACATTTACGTTGTCAGACGCACAACGCGAAGGCTTGCAAGATTATGCACAGCGCCAAGGGTTTGCTGGTATTCGCTACGACAGCAATTACACGACAACATCTACGCCAAATGATGAAATATTTATTTTTAATGAGGCAAAAGCAAATTTAATTGCGCAAACGGACAACGCAGTTGATCCACGAGCGCAGCAAATTGCAGATGCTGCAAAAGAAAATTCAGATCAAATATTTGCAGAGCCGTACACAATGGTTGAAAACATTGCTGACAATTTAATTGACGCAATAAGCAGCGGCAAAAACAACATTGAAACAGAGCGCTTAGCGGAAGCCTTAATAGCTATTGCAAGATCGGAAGTTGCTGAGCAACTGCACATGGTCGACATTTTGACCGAATCAAAAAATCGTCAAGGCACGGCAGATATGTTCTTTGACGCATATCGCGGTGGCATTTTATTTAGCGGTCAAACATGGCAAAAGATGGGCATGGGCACAGCGGTTCGTGCTCTTGCCATGCCTTACTCAGAGGCAAGTGGCCATTTAATGGAGGGCGGCGCAAAGCTTCTTGCAGGATCTGTAGGCGACAAACGCATGTTGAGCACAGCTCGCTACAGCTTTGCAAAAGCTGTTGCAGCCCCCATGAAACACGCTTTCTATTTGGCGCACTTGCCTATGGCATTGCGTATGGGACTTAGCGCAGTTAGGCACAACACAACGCTTGGTCGCGTAGGCCCAGGCACTGGGTTTGACCAAGCCGGCGGCACATTTGCGCAAGGTGGCATTGCGCGCCACATAGAAACAAAGCCAACAGGCGACCCTGTTCACAACGCTGCTTATTACCTGCTGTCTCCTTTCCGCCAAGGCGGGCGTATTTCAGCAAGCATTGACACCTTCTTTAGCTACCTAGCAGGTCCAACAGAAAAGTTGTACGCAAATTTTGAAACTGCGTTTTTAGAACAAATTTCTAAAGGCGGGAGCGTAGACACTGCATTTAATTTTGCTTTTTCAGAAGCACAACGCCGCAGCAAAAAAGAATTTGCTGATCTTATTATTGACGGCAATGTAATTAAAAATGGAATTATGACGCCAGAGCACGTACAAGAAACTCTTAATTACCTTAACTTTTCAGATCCGCTTAAAATTACACGCAAAGACGTTGGCGTTCGCACTTACAAGCAGGGCTTAAATGTTGCACGCCGAGAAGGACTTACCGACCCAGTTGACATTCACAACAGAGCAGTAGAGCACAACGAAGAAGTTACGCCTATTAAAACACTTATCGCTGGCGGCAAAGTTGCTGGACGCAATTTTCCTGGCATGAATTACTTGTCAGGCGGGCACGTTTACCACAACCTGCACAAAGAAGCGGTTGGAAAGTTTACTATTCCTATTCTCAAAACGCCTATAAATATTTGGAAAGCGCACAACCGCGGATTGTTCCCGGCCAATCTGACAACAGACACTTGGTACAAGGATCTTGTAAGCGAAAACCCTTCGACACGCGCCAAGGCGGCTGGTGAAATTGCTACTACTTCTGCAATCTTTACGGCGCTTGGCAGCCTTGTAGACGACGGCGCAATGATTGTGACTGGACCTAATCCAGTTAACTACAGAAGGCGCGCTAACGACGAAATGGTGCGTAACCCGCCCTACTCAGTTGCCTTTAGGCAAGAAAACGGCAGCTATTCCGATTGGTACAACATTGAAGCTATTGATGTTTTAGCAAGCTTTGTCTCCGTGCATGCAGCATTGCGCGAAAAGAAAGCGTTTATGACGCAAGAAGAGATCGAAGGCGACGTATGCGCAGGTATTTTGTGCCTCAACTCGGCAATGCGCGACCTTGGCGTTTTCGGCCGCGTCAATTTTATTGACCCTGTTAACCGCAACATGCTTGGCGGTGTCCGGGAAATTATTGAACTGGTTTCTCGTGTGCTGCCAGAAGAGGAAGGCCAGCACTCAACCAGCGTTGGCGACTCGTTGCGCAGATTTGTAACCCGCAAGGCAAGTAGCTTGCCTCCTGCGTTTATCCGCAACATCAAGGCAGACGCCACTGAAATGCGATATGGGCCAACAGGGCCAGGAATTGTTCCAAGGTCGCTGCCAGAGCATGTTCAAGTTTTCTTGACCAACTTGGACGAATCGTTTGCATCGCAAGGATTAACAGCTGGCGACAAAGAATACGTTTACTTGGACCCAATTACTGCTTACCCCGTTTACAAGGCGAACAGCCCAGACCTGTGGGAAGCGCACGAAGACGACCAGCGGTGGGTAATGGCTGTGCTGACACAGTTCACGCCGCATGCTGGCTTTAGAACAATGCCTCAACGGCAAGGCATGCCGATCCATGAAGAAATTGCAAGGCTGCAGCGTCACAACCCACGGCCACTTGTCTTTTTGACACGTCGCAACCTCAGCTTTGAGGAGATGGAAAACGGCAAAACTAAGAGCTACAACCTTGCTGATTACGAGGCACGTGGCTTGCGCGTTACAAACACAGACGTCAACCAAATCAAGACCATTTTGGCTAATGAAATCAAGATCAATGGCGTAGGTGTTGAGGCTGCATTGACACGAATTATTAGGGAAAGCCCTGAGTACAACGCAATTGGCACCTATCGAATAGAGCAAGTACCAGGCGGAAAGCCACAGCAGCGGCGCGCTTTGATGCTTACCAAGGAATACGCCAAGTATCGAAAACTTGCTGTTGCTAGGTGGCTGGCAAAAGAAGACGGCCGCGGCGAGCTTTTCTTAAAAGCGCACGAAGAATTCAAAGCCGAAGCGCAAGAGTCGTCTCTTGTCTACAACCAGCGGCTGCAATTTCAGCAGCAAGTGCGCAGAGACCGCCTGCAGCGCTTAGAGCAAGACGAGCAAGCTCAAGCGGCACCTAGCGATGAGGGGCGCGTCGTGCAAGATATTGGTAGTTTTACTAGAGCAATCGGGAGCCAGTAATGCCGTTCGCAGAGGACTCGTACACGGGCAATGGCTCCACCAAGGAGTTCAATATCTCCTTTGCGTACATCTTGGAGAGTCACATTGAAGTGGCTCTCAACGAGGTTTTAACTACGGCGTTCACGGTCGACACGTCAACCAGCCCTAAGAAGGTGGTGATGAACACGCTGGGGTCAGAAACCTCAACGCAAACGACTACAGGCGCTCCAAAGGCTGGCGTCAACGTTGTGGTGCAACGGAACTCAAGCCTTAACGCTGCACTGGTTGACTACACCGACGGGTCGACTCTGATTGCAGACGATCTTGATAAGTCAAATAAACAATTCTTGTTTCTGCTGCAGGAGCAGGACGACGAGCAGGCGGCAAACATTCAGTCAACGCTTGCAGGGCAAGACGCTCAGAACAAAAAAATTATCAACGTTGCGGACCCGACCGCAGCTCAGCACGCAGCAACCAAGAACTACGTCGACACTGGTTTCCAGCCGCTTGATGCTGAGCTAACTGAGCTGGCAACCATGTCGTCTGGCACTGCCGGCGCACTGGCAGACCTGACACAAGCAGAGACACAGATCCTTGATGGCGCAACCGTCAGCACGTCGGAGCTAAATACGCTTGATGGAATCACTGCGTCTACGTCAGAACTCAACAAATTAGATGGCGTCACTGCCAGCACAGCTGAGTTAAACAAGCTGGACGGGGTTACAGCAAGCACTGCTGAACTCAACATTGTTGACGGTGTTACTGCTACTGCCGCTGAGATCAATGCGCTTGACGGGATCACTGCGTCTACTGCCGAGCTGAACAAGCTGGATGGCGTCACTGCATCGACGGCTGAGATCAACCTGCTGGATGGCGTCACTGCCACAACAGCAGAGCTGAACTTTGTCGACGGTGTCACTTCTGCAATTCAGAACCAGATCAACGGCAAGCAGCCGCTGGACTCTGAACTGACAGAGCTGGCCACCATGCCAGCAACTACAGCATCTGCCCTTGCTGATCTAACTCAGGCAGAAGTGCAAGTGCTTGATGGTGCCACCCTCAGCACTACAGAGCTGAACAAGTTAGACGGTGTTACGTCGACGACAGCTGAGATCAACGTCCTAGATGGCGTCACTGCCAGCACTACCGAGCTAAATGTCACCGATGGATTGACTGCATCAACGGCTGAAATCAATCAGCTGGACGGCAAGACAGTTAGCAGCACGCTGACACCAGCCAACACCAACGACATTCCGACCAGCTCGGCAGTCAACACGTTTGTGTCTGGCTTGCTTAATGCCTTGGGCGGCTTTGTCGCCATCGCAAACGAGGTCAGCTTCCCGACAACCAACCCTGACCCCAGCGATAACGCGGGCACGGTGGTGTCAATTGCTGATGCCGGTGGCGTTGTAGTTGATGCCAGCGGAGTAAGCGCTACTGGTCGGACTACCGGCAACGTCACGGTCACAATCAATGGCTTTCCTAGCAGCCTGCATAGCACCACCCTGGGCGCTGGCCTGGGCCTGCAAGTACAGACAACAAGCACACTCAACACTTACACCTATCACAAACTCATTGCCAAAGAAGCTGACGTCAAACAGCTGAGCGATGACATCAATGATTTCCAAGCGCGGTATCGCGTGTCGGCTAATGCGCCAACCACGGATCTAGACGAAGGCGATCTCTGGTACGACACCACTGCCAACAAGATGAAGGTGTACGACACCGCAACATCTGCATGGAAAGAGGTTCAGTCTGTCGGCAACTTCTTTATCAACACACTGTCGTCGTCAAGCGCTACGGGCGGTGGGTCTGCCACATTTAACGGCAGTGCTTATCGGTTCACCCTTAGCAACGCTGGCGCTAACGCCCAGCAAATGCTGGTCAGTGTTAATGGCGTTATCCAAAAGCCAAACAGCGGCACAAGCCAGCCATCAGAAGGCTTTGCGATTAACAACAACGACATCATCTTTGCTGCTGCACCTGCGTCTGGTGCAAGTCAGTTCATTGTCACGATTGGATCAACAGTAAATATTGGTCAGCCAAGCAACAACACTGTTGACACATCGGAGCTAGTCGATGGTGCTGTTACTAACGCCAAGGTAAGCAGTAGTGCTGCAATTGCGTCTTCTAAACTTGCCAAACCTATCGACTTTGCTGACAACGAAAAAGCACGGTTTGGCACCGGCAATGATTTAGAAATTTATCACGATGGCAGTCATTCTTATGTTCTCGATAATGGCACAGGAGATCTTAGATTAGCCTCAAATGGTGTCACAGCAATTACAAAAGGCGACTCAGAAATGTGTGCCGGCTTTAATGTAGACGGAGCAGTAGAACTTTATTACGACAACGCTAAAAAGCTTGAAACCAAATCAGACGGCATCGACGTAACCGGCGAAGTCCAGTGCGACAGCTTGGATGTTGATGGAGCTGCTGAGATTAGTGTCCCTGGCAACTCCAGCGCTTTAGTCGTTAAACAATCAGGAGTCAGCGCTGAATACATTACTCTTTACGCAGCATCTGGGGGTGGCGGTCAAGTCTTTGTCAAAGATGGTTCTGGAACTTCAAAGATTCAACTACTGGGATCTGATGGCAGCGCCACGTTTGCTGGTCAAGTAGCAGCAGTCGCCAACAACGCATCTGGAACCGAGTCAGCTATTAAAGCAGTACAAATTAATGCAAATGGTTATGCGTTGTGGGTTGGCAGTGGTGAAAGTACCAGGACTGCTTATATCCTGCCCAACGGCTCGGCCACGTTTGCATCTACAATTACTGCTGGCAATGAATCATCAACAGGAACAAACATATTTGCAAGTGGCAGTGCTCAAGGTATTGTTGGAGGAACTCAAAAGTGGTACTTGGGAACAGACGGCAGCGCCACGTTTGCTAGCACAATAATTTCAGGAGGTGACGCCTCAGGAGGGGCTAATACTGGATCGAGAATAGACGGAGGGAGTGGATTCTCTGCCTCTATGAATAATTCAACTTCGCTTATATATAGAGGTTATACGACCGGCTCTTCAACACCTTCCTTCTCCGTTCAAGCAAGCGGAAACGCATCTTTTTCGGGTAACATCACGGCTGGTAACGTCTCTGACATCAAGTTTAAAGAGAACATTACTGATGCAAAACCACAGCTTGCAGATGCAGTAGCTCTTGGCTCACAACTTAAAAACTGGGATTGGAAGGATGACGCACCACTTAACGAAGAATTACGTGCAAAACGTTTTCTTGGTTTAGTTGCACAAGAAGCTGAGAAGGTTTGTCCTGGATTAACTTATACCGTATCTCGTACCAAGCAAGGTGCAGAGCTAACACCTGAAGCTACTGACGAAGAAGGTAACGTCACACCTGCAACCTACGAAGAGTTAGATGACAGCTACAAGGCTATCAACCATGACATCCTTGTGATGAAGTTATTGGGTGCAGTGGCTGAACAGAACACCCAAATTGAAACTTTAAAAACACAAAACGCCTCCCTTGAGGCCAGACTTACAATCCTTGAAGGAGCTTCCTGACCATGGCACTTACACAAATCACAACTGGCGGCGTCGATGAAAACATCAACATCGACAGTAATACTCTGAAAGTTGACGGTACTAATAACCGGGTTGGAATTGGGACGGCGGCGCCTTCAACAAAGCTGCATTTAAATTCAACCGCTGGTATAGCTACACGTATTGAAAGCACTGGAACAAGCGGCGATACAATATTAAATCTAAAAGGCAATGTAAATAATTGGGAATTAACAGCGCCTAATTCTTCCTCTGTTTATGGCTTCTACATTAAAGACGTAGCCAATAGCCGTATTCCGTTGTTTATCGACGGCTCGGGTAATGTTGGAATTGGAACAAGTCCTGACGTAAGACTTCATGTTGCTGATACTTCTAGTGGTTCAAGTGCTTACATTGCTGAATTTGAAAATCTTGGCACAGCTAATAATACTGGATGTCAATTACTTCTTAGAACACAAGCTGGCAGCACAAATACTGACGCATATATTGAATCTCAAGGCATTTCAGGCGGCAATTCAGTTTTAAAGTTTGCTACTGAAGGTTCTGGCACTTTGGCCGAGCGCCTACGAATCGACAGCTCGGGCAACTTGGGCGTGGGCACTGACAGTCCCAGCACTTTATTAGACGTTAGAGGCGAAATTTCTGTTGCATATAACGCTAATTATGGCATTCGTTTTTACAATCAAACTAGAAACAATTGGTCAAGTATTGGCAATAATATTCCTGGAGGATCGTCAGCCGCAAACATGGTTTTTAAGGACTCAACTGGCGAAGTTATGCGTCTAGCCGGGGGCAGGCTGTTGGTGGGGACGACTACTGCTAATGCAGCACCTCTAACAGTAGCTGGAACAACTGAGGCTTTAGGATCTAAGTTTAGGGCTGTATTTGGCGACGGATATATAGACGCAGATAGCGGCAGGGTATTTGGTGGTAATCCTGCAGAAGTTCAAATTCAAACCGCTACAAACAATCGACCTGCTGTTCTGAGTCTTGGTGGTCCTCAAGGCACAAGTGAAGGTCTCGGGATAATTAATTTCTTCAACTCAGGTAATGGTGACGATCACAGATCTCGTGCATTGATTGCTGCAGTTCAAGAAGGAAGTAACTCAAATCAAGGTGCAGCTTTGCGGTTTTACACTGCTGCCGATGGTGGATCGAGCCCTACGGAGCGATTTAAAATCGACAGCTTAGGTAGGATTGATCATTTTTCTAGTGACGGAAATGGTTATGACTTGCATCACGCTGAAACAGGCTCTACTGATGTAGCTTTTGCGCTTAAAAATGGTGCAACTGACCTTGATACAGGGACAGTTGTATTTA